AGATTCGATTTGATCCCGGGTTTCCGGTTCTAAAAACATTTCCAGTCGGGTAGTATTTACCGTTGAACCGGAAGTAGAGGAGCCGTTTAACTGGGCCTGTTGAATCTTTTTATTCGTTGCCCGTAACATATCCGAGGTAATTAAATCCGGGTCTTTCGTTGAGGTCATTGATTGTCCAAAGGATAATACGGCTGATTTTTCAATGTCCGTTGCCTGGGCTTCGACAATAGTTTCCATGGTCATGAGAATATAATCCCTAACTTCCTTTGGAATTTCGAGCCATTGCTCTCGGGTTACTTCGGCTTCAAGAGCAGGATAAATTTTTGCTTCGTCTTGAAATTCAAAGCCCTGGTCTTTCATTTCCTTTTTCGTCATGTCCCGCGTAATGGTGACGAGATTCGTTAGGACTTTTTTCAATTCCTTTTTGTACTTATTCTTAAATCCTACTTTTACGTTCTTCGTTGCTTTGGCTTTAGAACCTTCCGGTAGGATTTTGTACCGATTGATAATATCTGCAATCAATTTATTGCGCATCATATCCATGTAAATCGTAAAGACTTCAGATAAATGATCCCCGGAAACAATGATAAGGCTTCTCGGTGTTTTTGGTTTGTCTGCCAATTGAACGTCTTGAAATTCCTCTGTTTGCCGGCCATCTGAATCCTCTGGTTCTGGTTTAGGAGTAACTGTTGTTGTAGGTTCTGGCTCTGGGGTTGGTTGCGGTTCCGTTTCAGCAGTAGGGGCTGGTTGTTCAGGGCCAGCCGGTTCTTCCTCAATTTTCATGGGCAAATGATAAAGTTTCCGCACATGATCTTCTAATCTTGAATCGGAAGTAATGGCCCCGGATTCAATAAGGTTTTTAATCGTTCTGGAATATTCTTCCCCAACGTCTTCAATGCCCGAAGCCTGTAGGTATGGATAGTTTTCCTGCTCCTCAAAGTTTCTGTCGATAAGGTGTGGAATAAGCCGTGTATTAATTGTGTCCTCAATAATCTTTGCAATATATCCAATGGATTTACTAAAGAAATCCGATAGGTCAGCACCCAGGGAATAAGAACCGCCGGAGCCTGATTGACCGAGCATTAAGAAATTCGCCATAAAGGCATGAGCAATTTCTTCGTTTTCTCCGTTTATGGACATACGAAGTTTCGTAGAATCAAAATTTCCTTGAATGATTTCCAACTTGTAGCCTTCTGGTACAATGATGGATTGCATTTCATTGGTGGAATATTTCTCGACAACTTGTGAGAATTCCTCGGCGTCGTCTGTCTCCTCCTTCCCTGCTGGGATGGTTCCAATAGGAGTCCCGACGGCGTGTTTTTCATTTCCAATGGCTTCCAACTTTTTATAGTACTGCTTTAAATACCAACTGCCGAAGCAGGGTCGGAGGAGTGATTTCCGGGTGGCTTCGTAATCGGCTCCCTCAAGATCCATGGTGAAAATGATAAGAAATTCCGCTGGTATATCTACTTGTTTCTGTAAATCTCCGGTTGACTCCTGACGGATAAAATTAAGTGCTCCGGTCTTTTCATCTACGTGCCATTCCTTAATAGTCTTTTGGGAACGCCAGGCCATGGCTTGAATGCCCGTATAATCGCCAAACTTGGGATTGTTGGCCACATTCTTGTGAACGATTTCAAAGACGCTATGGCCGAAAACGGTAAACGTTAGAGCCTCGTTCAAGAAAACCGAAAAGGGCCGAATCATATCCCGAAATAAAATGAATTCAACAAATTCTGCCATCATAATGTCTTGAGGATCATCCGAATAGGGATGGACTTCCCAATTGGCTGAACGAAGCGGATTCAAGACGGCATTAAGGACCATTTTGATCTGACCGTCTTGCGTTCGCATTTTATCGAATACATCAGCGGCTTTTGTGCCTTTTAATTCGCTTAAGTATTCTTCGTCAAAAATACCAGAACTGATTGCGGTACCATAGGTGCCAATTACTTTCGATTTCTTTTGCAAAGGAACTTCTTTATTCGTCATTACCATTTTATTTGCCTATCCAGTTTTGATTTAAGGTTTTCTCTTCTGATTGCAATCTTTTTGGCAGGAAACGTGCCAATACTTGGTCTAAGAAACAATCGGGTAAGAGCCATCACTGTGGCATCAATAATATCGTCATGCGCTCCATGCGGGAATTGCTCGAACTCGTTTAGATAATCTCGAAGCCATGGGGCATCTTCTGGAAGAAATACTTTTCCGGCTTCAATAAGTGGGCTGACAAGGGATAGGCGTTGGACCTTATCGCCTTCAGGTTTGAAGGGAAGGACCGAGAAGTTGGCATCCCGTTGAAAGTCCTGGAGTAGTTGTTGCCCAGAAGTTTTATCTTCAATCATAATGAATTGGGCTTTTGAGGAATTAAAGGCGGCTTTTACTTCAATCTTTAGATCCGGGTATGGAAGCCTTTTGCGAATCATGTCCAAGATATAACATCCGTTATGACACTTCGCGGCAAGAATTCCAACCGAGTAGTCGTGCATTTGTTTTTCTTTGACCGCAGTATCCCAGAACCAACCGCATTCAATGACATTTGGGATTTCTTTATAATAACGCCACCAGGAACGGTGAACGATCCCGCCACCTTCTGGGGATGGAGATTGCTGGTATTGGGCACTAAAGCGATACGAGCCCAATCGCTCCTGTAATACTTCCAATTCTTTTTCTCCGAACCGTTCGGGCCAAAGGAGTGCGCCTTCTTCGCGTGTCAATTCTACTTTTGAAATCGGAAAAGTTACAAAAGTCTTTTTACTTGAAATAGCCTCCAAGTTGATGACGGTGTAATCATCCACGTTTTCATTTAGTTTTTCAAGGCTTTTTCCAACTTGTAGTAATTTTGCTGTGGCGTCTTCATAATGGAGCCTTTGCATAATCAAAACTACTCTTGAGTTCTTAGTATTTCTGAGTCTGGTTGTGACCATGTATTCCGTATGCGCACAAGATGCTAATCGGTCTGCTTCGGAGTTATCCTTTTCCGGGTTTTGCGGATCGTCTAAAATAATGAAATCCCCATGTTTTCCCCCGGTTGATCCTGTTGTTGAAGTGGCAGTAAAGGAGCCTGATTTATCATTTTCAAAAACCGTTTTACGGTCTTGATCTTCCATCAGAGAGAAAGAGTTGGCCCATCTATCTTGAAACCACGGCGAGCGGATAAGCCGCCTTCTTTTTAAAGAATGTGTGGTGGATAATTCGCCAGAGTAGGAAGAAAAAATCCACCTACTTTCCGGCCAGGTTAGCCAAGTCCAGACGGGCCAACAGACTGACACGGAAAGCGTTTTCATAGAACCGGGCGGGATATTTACAATCAATCGGGTAAGGGTTCCACGTGAAACCAATTCTAAGTGTTCGCACAAATAATCAATATGCCAACCGTCTATGAATTTTGTTCCAGGTTCGAGAACTTTAAAACTGGATTGGATGAATTCTTTTAAATACTTTTCACATTTTTTATAATCGAGTAACTTTAAAAGTCTGTACTTTTCCGAAAGGTGTTGGTGTTTTTTTTCTTCTACGGATCGTTCGAGGCTTTCACCAACTTGGGGCATGATTCTTTTTCCTCAAGTTCTTTTATTCGTTCTTCTAGTTCGTCGATAGTAAGGTTTTCTTCTTGCATTCTCATTCGGTGTTCAATGATTTGTTTTTCGCTCATTCCGTGTACTCTTGCAAGCAACCATTTTAGCATATCATTATCGCCCGAATTTGGGTCTTGAGGTTTTCCTCCGATGGCTTTTAGATAACTTTTTGCAAGCAGGTTTTTTTTCGCTTCGGTTTTTCCTTCTTCGATTGTCCGAAGAATTTCAGGGTTTTCTCGGCAGCGGACATAAAAAGTGTCTGGGGACATTTGAAAGAAGTTGGCTATTTCTCTTGTGGTTAATCCCAGGCCTGCTAACTGCTTGATTTTAGCCAAATCTGACACGGTGATTAATTTTACAGGGCCTCTAGGCATTGGCTTTTTTTGCTTTCTGGCCGGAGAAGTTTTCCCACCGGGAAATTATAACATCGCAATATTTTGGTTCAATCTCAATCATAAAACACTTTCGATTTAATTTCTCACATGCAATTAAAGTGGATCCAGAACCACCAAAAAAATCCCCAATCAAATCTTCCGGCTCAGAAGAATTCAAAAGTGCATTGGCCGGCAAAGCAACGATCTTTTGAGTAGGGTGAATCATTTCACTTACTTTCTCCGTAGTTAAGGACCAAATTTGTGTTTGATGCTCGCCTCCTCCTGGCCTCTTTCTTCCAAGCCCGCGCTTCCATCCATAAACAAAGAATTCACAAACTGGGATATAATCCTGCGGAAAAGATCGAAGCGTTGGCGTGCGTCGGTCCCAAACAAGCAAAGCATACGGTTTCATGTTTCCTTTTTCTCGAATGCCCCGCAAAATATT